TAGCACCACGACCTTTATCTTCAGTTTTAAATCAATAAGAATTCATAACGTCATCGTGATGTTTAGTCGCTTTAGCTTTACTGCTATTCATACCTTTTGCTATGCGATCAATCCCGTCTTGTCTATGTTTTGCAGGGCTCATGAGCTCTCTTGCTTTCTTTAAATTCAAATTCGAAAATGTCTTTGCCTGTTTTCTAGGTATGCCTCTTGCTTCTTTCATTGCCTTTTCTAGATCATCGGCTTGACCACCATGAGTTTTTGAACCCTTTCTAAGATTCTTTATTAAGTTCTTTACAAATGGTTCATCTTCTTTATCTAGCTTTTCTGCAGTTACGGGAGGTTTACTCTTAATCATTTTCTTTTTCATTAAATCACTAAGATGATTCATAACATCTCTATGGTCTTGTCTTCTTACGTATAGTTCACCTTTGTCATGGTCATGATCTATACCTTGTTTTTTAAGATGTTTAGTTATAACGTTCATATCCTCAGTTGCTATTGCAGCATAGGCTTTCTTAATTTTTGCGCCGTCTCTTTTAATTTGATCTTCGGCAACAAAGAAAAATGATTCGTTCTTGCTGTTATACATTGGTGACCTCGTTGTTATTTTTGGTTTTGCTACTCCTTTTGTTTGACGGTGCCAAACATCATGATCTTTTCCAGTCTGTTGACCTGATTTTTTGAGACTCCAACCGATGCCTTTTGGTCTGTCTCCAACTGCCGTCTTTTTAACTTCGACTCCTTGCCCCATAGCTAGTTCTTTTATTTCTGATTCATCCACATCGTCTTTACCTTGTATTTTTAACTGTAAGTCTTTCCTTACTTGAGACTTCTGAACTCTTTCAACATTTTTAACCATGTCAACTTTTCTTACAATCTTTCTTAGATCTCTTCTAAGTTCACCTGGATTATCTGTATCCATATACATCTTAGGAAGTCCTTCGATCTCTACTTTGTAAGTTCCTTCTCCCATCATCAGTAACTTTTGAGCATCTTTTGATAATTGACTCTTATGTTTCATAACTTGTTGTATATGATGTTTATGCTTTGGTGAACCTGTTGAATGATTCATCGATGCCATGTGATGGTGATCAATTTTTTTCATTATTGCCATGTCTTTTTTATTGGGCTTATAAAATTTATCTTTATCCATCTTATTTCCTTTTATCTGCCATTTTAGCAAATGCTGCTTTTCTGTTTGCATCGTTTTGAAACTCGTCACCAAACATTTTTCTATATTTTATAGTATGCTTTGATAACGGCATAGGTTTTTTTCTTGCTGCTTTATCACCAGGTGCATCTTTCGCCATGTGTGAAGGGAGCTTTGCTTGTTTCTTGAACTGCCTGTCTCTTGCAACCTTAGTAGACTTTTTAAGACCTTTATGATATCCCTTTGGTTGAGATCCGGCTCTGCCTTTAATATCGGGATCTTGAGCAGATGTTGTTCTGTCTTCTTTATCTTCTTTTGGAACACAATTAGGAACCGTTCGGCCATTTTTTTTCTTCATACCAACTTGTTTATGACTATCCCAACAAGGACCATCTTCAGAAATATATGTTTTAAATGTTAACATTAGTTGTCCACCTTTGATCCGCCTCTCCACTGGAAACATGACCAGTAGCGTGCTTTAAATTTTGGTCCAGGATTATCACAGTTGTGCCTAGCTCGAAAAGAAGCCCTACGCTTTGGATCATCTCTTTTAATCTCCATGTTTGGGTCACCAAATCTTACGACTACAACTTTACCATTAGGTCCCATAGTATATACTTTAAACTTCTTATTAGGATTCTCAGAAGTTCTTATAGGATCATTAAGTTTTACTTTTCTTCCTTGATACTCAGCTTCTGTAATTTCAAGATCTTCGTAAAGATTGCACTCTTCACAGTACTCATCTATCTTTACGAAGCGTTTAAACTTTTTAACCTCCGAATTCATGGCCTGCTACCCTTTTCATTTGTTTATTAAACTCACCTTGTGAAGGTTTGTTCTTATAGAGTTTAATAGTAAGATGAGCTTTATCTTTTCCTTTTATTCTCCAGTTGTGTCCTTTTTCTTTATGCTCAGGCTTCGTTGTCTTAACAACTCTTCGCTTGTAACCTTTAGCCCAAGTTTCACTTCCTTCTTCTAAAAAAGATTTAAATGTTTTCATAGTTTATTCCTTTACTTTGATCCCATGTACCCGGCGATAATTCCTATCAGTCCTGTCAGTGCCATCTTCATTAGTACTATTACTTCGTCATCGATAGGTCTGTTTTCTGCAACTGCAACGTAGTAATCACCAATGATAATAACACCGAGAAGCAAAAGTACTCCTCCTGTTAATAAAATAATTACTAAGTCTTTTAAATTCTTAATCACTTGATTCTTCTGCTTCTGTTGGTGTAATCTTATTTAAAGTTTCAAGGTCTGATTGCAGCCCTTTGATCTTTTCTTCAATCTCACTTCTTTGCTGATCAACTGAAGAACCTTGAGTGGCCAACTTGTAAGCAGCATATATTTTATTATTAATTTCATTGTCTTCATTATCAATCATTTTAATCTCCTCTTTTAGCTGATAGATAAGCGGCTACTGCCATGTCTCTTCTTTCTTCGTTGTCTTTTCCTTTGAACTGTGGAGCATCACTCTTTTGAAAGTCTTTTACCCATGCACCCATTCCATCAGATACTTTTAATTTTTCTGTGTATACAGATTCTGAAAGATTCTTTTTCCATTCTTCTAATGTCGGCTTATATGGCGCATTTCTTTGATTGTCTTTTTTATACGCCATCTTATCCTTTGTTGCTGTATTCTTAGTGTACATATCATTATTTTCAGTCGCTGGAACTTTAGCTTTACCTGTGAGTTTATCTACAGCTCTTTTAGTACCTCTTTGATATTTCACAAAATTACTAACGCCTCTGTGTCTTCTTGCTTTTTTATCATCTGGACCAATACCAAAGTCGCCGGACATTTCACCACCTGCGCCAGCAATATCTGAAGTTCTTTTCTTAATATAATTACCAACTGTCTTTTTTGATATCTCATTTGCTACAGCTTCGTTTGTCTTTTTCTTTGGATACAATTCTCTTCTGATATTTTTAATTGCTTGATCCTTAGCAGTCTTTATGCCTTTTTCACGTCTCTTAATTCTTCGAAGTTCAATAGAATGATCATGCCGAGTTCCGTCTGCTTCTTTTCCTCTAAGAATCTTACCAACTGCTGAACTTTTTGCACGTTCTATATCCTTCTTAGCGTTATTATAATATTTGTTTCTCATTCCTACTGAAATCTCGTCTACGTTATCTTCGTTCTTCTTCATACTCTTTACTTTTTTAGCTAAACTATTAGCCATCTTATTTACAGCTTTGGTAGGATTCAGTTCTTTATACTCTTTCATATCTTTTTCGATATCGTCAAGTTCATCACCACCAGCTTTAGTCTTCTTTGCTAACATATAGTCTCTAACTGTATCGATATAATCGGTTGCTTTTGATATTTTATTCTGACACCATTCAGGAAGATTTTCAGTATCGTCTAACATATCGTGCAGTTCCGATGCAGCATCAGCCATAGTCACCAACTGATCCTTTGCCATCTCTCCTTCGTAATCATATTCTTTTGGATCGATATCTTCTGCTTCAAAAAGATCTGCATACTCCTCAAATATATTTAGTTTAGACATAATTTTCTCCCTTAATTATTCCTTGTCTTCATTCTCGCTTTTACCATTATTGCTCTGTCAATAGCTGCGTCGTTTCTTCTGCTGATGGCATCTTTTCTTCTGTCTACAGCAGCACTTCTTCTATCTGCTCTAGCTTTAGCTGATTTCACAGGATCTTGTACTTCAGTAAACTTTTTAAAATTTAATTTATTTCCTGGCATGATTGTCGCCATTGCCTGTCCAGGTGTTATACTTAAAGCCTTTTGTGCTGATGCGTTAGTTCCTTCGTCTGGCTTTTCTGGATTAATACTCTTCTTAGTATTCTTCTTATAGTTATTCCATCCTACAGCCTGTATTCCTTTTGCATCAAGTGCTTCAACAGCATCAAGCCATTTACGAACTATTGTATTATCACTTTTTTCTAATATTACATAGTTTGATCCTCTGTGCGATATAGTTGCAACTTCATCAGTTTCTTTAATTACTACTTGATCGCCAATATTAAAAATATCTTCGTTAACAAATTTCTCTCTAATTTCAGATACCGCGTCAAGCTTTACATTATTTCTAAAATCTGTTTCTTCTTTCAATCCCATTCCTTTTCTCACTGCGTTGAACAAGGCCTTTGCATCTTTATTAGAAGAATCTTTTGGAAGACCTTGTGAAAATTTGACAAAGTCATTATCTACTGCTGCTTTTCTTTGCTTAGTGGCAGATGCACCTGATGCATCATCACTGTCTGGATCTCTATCACCAGCAGACATGACATTAATGTCTTTAAAGTTATAAAAACCGTGTCTACTCTTTTTACCATTGTAATTATTTAATAATACTTTAAACTCTCTTACTCTATCACTACCTACTACCATTGTTATACTTCTAAATCCTTCATCATATAATGTTGTACCAACATCCATTACAGACTTAACTTTTCTATTCATCATTATTGATCTAGCATGTTTTCGAAACATCTTTCTAGAAAACTTAACTTTATCATTATACGACAAAGGGTTCTTTTTAGAATCCTGTGACTGCGATAAGTATACTCTGTAAGGATTACGACTAGACATAGAAGCTAGTTTGTCAATAAGTAAACCATGACCTACTGTCGGCGGATTCATTCTGCCGAACGTGAAGAAAACATTCTTTTCTTCTTCAACTAAAAATTGACTAAAACCTTTTATCATTATGACTTCGCCCTCGCTGATTGCTTTCTTTGTATTTCTGCTTTTCTCATTTGTGGTATTAATCTTTTTGCTATCGTAGCTAGTCTTCTTGCAATAGCGGGTTTTTCTAATCTTCTTTCTAACTCTTGTCTACGAGCAAAAGGAAGATCTCCTTTTTTAACGCCTTTAGTTATTTTATTAAGAATAAGATTACGAGCGGCTCTTCTTGCTCTCTTAGTTAATGTTGCCAGACTAGCAACTCTTCTTCTTGCAAGTCTCGCTCCTCTTTGTATCTTTGCTTTAATTCTTTTTAACATCCTTCCTCGTCTTATTCTTTGAATAAGTGTAAGTGCTTCTCTCAGATCATCTTTCGACATCTGTTTTAGAAACTTTATATCTTCTCGAGTAAGGTTTTCTGGATTTATGTTTCTTTTATTAGAACCAAATGTGAATGCAACAGACTCTCCACCTGTGTAACTGGTTCTTCTGCGGTGTCTTTGATACTTAATTTGATCATCTTGACCCATGGCTTTGAAGTCCACAGGTTCTTTCAGAATTAAATCTGTTAGTTTTAAGTTCTTAGGTAAACTCATTTTTATCTCCCGGCTTTGTCCCATCCTTTTAATACATTAGGCGAAAAGTTGTTGTATGAAAATTCTAATCTATCAACAATCTTTACCGCGTCACCACCAAGTCTGTCTATTGCTACGTAGCCTTCTTGTCCTGTTGTTTTAAATCCATTTCTAGTCTTAACAAATGTATCTAACTTATTAAGACGGTTTAGTATATTTATAAGTTTTAATTTTACAAGAACAATAAGTCTTTGTAGATCAAACATTTGTTCTAGGCTCGATCTATTGCGTGGTGAAAAGAAATCTAATAGTGCATCGAGCTTTTTTTGTTGTCCAGCTTTTCCTTTTGAGGTTTTCCTTCCAGCAATTTCTTTTTTATACTTAGTATTGATAAATTTCATTAGAGCTGCTACACGTCTTTTAGGATCTGGCGGAATTTGACCGGCTCTTACAAAAGTATTTGAATGCTGCTCAATATGTTGAGCTAAGTCTTTGTTAGCTTCAAGCTGTCTTAGTGTAGATCCTGCTATTCTATTGAACACTCGTCCTATCTCACTTAGATATTCATTCACTGTGTCTGTATCTTTCTTATTCATAGTAGCACTCATAACGTTTTTTAACATGGCATCTTGTGACCAAACATTTGGTGACTTTCTAAGTCTATTAACATCTACGCCATATGAGGCTCTCATACTTTCAAATGAATTGCCTATGTAAGTCGTATGCCATACTATTCCGATCTTAGCTCTTTTAATTTCCATAGCCGAAGGTGTATCATCTGGAACTGCATACACAATAGTATTTGGGTGAAAGGTTATATACTTTTTTCCTTTTATTTTTTGCTTAGATAAATCACCAGGACCGTATAAAAAATCTCCTTGAATAACACCCTTGATTCCAAGATCTGGTAAGTATTGAAGTGCTAACTTTAATTTTTTATTAAGTGCACCATCAGAATCAGCATCAATGTCTTTATTTGTCTTGTAGATCTTTGGATTTTTATTAAAGATACCTTTCTTTGCAACAAAGAACTTACCATCAGATGGATCAGTACCACAAAAGATTGCGGGTGCTCCGTCCCACTTAACACTCACACTTCCATCTTTCACACCACCTAACATATCTCTTAAATCTCTAAGAGCAAATATTGCTTCACGAGTACCATTAACACCACCATAAATGACTCGATCCTCGATATGAGTCATATGAGTGTTCTTAGCCTCATTAAGATCTATGAAGTCTGAAAAGTTCATCTCTTTAAAAACACTGTTGGCTTGATTGTACCAGAAGTCATTCTTTCTATTCCTATTTGTTTTAGTTTGGGAATCATGACAGCTTCTACTGTTCCTATATTAGCACCTGGATTATTTCTTATAAACATAATCTCATGATTTTTAAAATAATTATCATAAGCTCTTTTCGCATAATCTTCATTTAACTTTTTAAATTCAGTTTCAAGTCCACTTGATTTAATTTTTGCAATATCTTTAACACCTATTTCTGTCATACTGCCAGCACCACTAGATCTTCTTTTAAGATCTGAAAATCTTGTCATCAAATCTGCAATATTAAATGTACCACCAGTTTTATATCCTAATGCTTCACTTCCATCTGCTTTAATGACTGCGGCTTTAATCTCATACTTGTTTGAGCCCACTACTAGATCCACTCCCGCAGATCCTGCACCTCCGAGTTGAGCGCCATCAATAAGAAAATACATTAATACTTCTCCTGGTCCAAGTCCACCTGG